AAAAGCCATCAGGTCATGTACGTGATGTGGTCACCCGACTTGATCTTAGAGTACGGAGTGAACTGTGTGGTGCTGGTCTCCTGGTAGTCGTCACCGTTGGCCACAGTGCCCGGGTCACGAAGAAGGCCACGCCAGAACAAGAACAGGAACTTACCATTGTTGGTACCATCCAGCACGTAGGTAAGACCACCCGGTAGCGTGTGCGCTGTATTGGCGTTGATGTCGGCGGCCACACGCTCAATCGTGCGGACAATGGACGCCGTGTTGATAGCGTCCGACAACGCTTGAAGCGAGGCCGTAATGGTCTGCCCATCCGTGAGGTACGGACCCGTGTAGTCACGGATACCGATCTGCTGGTTCAACGCATTGAGAGCTGCAACTACAGTGTCCCCAGCGCCACCGGGCAGCGTGGAGAAGATGTAGAACGAGCCCGTGTTCGTGAGGTACGTCGAGAGATTGGTCGTACCGTCGGCCCAACCGCCCGTGGACTGAAGGTCAATGATGTCCTGGCGAAGATCCGCATCGGACACCAGACCGCCAACCATAGGAAAGCGCCAGGCGTTCTGATCAAGCTGGTCAAGACGCTGATTGAAGCCGTAGACCAGGTTGACAACCGTAGGCTGCGTCTTGGCGTACTGCGCCCACTCGACCGAAGCAGTGGGGCCTTCAGAGACCGCCGCATGGTTCTGCACCGTAACCGCAGTTGCCGATTGAACCGAAGCGATAACGAAGGACCCGTTGTTGGCACCGTTGGCAAGGCCACTGATAACCAACCAAGACTCCACGTCACCACCAACGAAGCCGCCTGCTGTAAGGCCTGTGATGGCCATCGCGCCGTTAGCACCAGCAACGACCGTGACGGACCCCATCCACTTCTGGAGCCACGTGACCGCAGCGGTCGGACCTTCGGCAACCGCAGCCGCATTGCTGACCGTTACCGCAGTGCCAGACTGCACCGAGAGAATCACGAAGGTACCGTTGTTCGCCGCGTTGGCAGAACCCGTGATCGTCAGGAACGTACCGATGTCACCTGCAACGAAACCGCCGCCTGTGAGGCCGGTCAGAGCCGAAGCCGGGGAAACACCCGGAACGACCGTCACGGATGTGGTGCCGGTCTTAGCCTCAGAAGCGCCCTTTTCCCAAGAGTACGCCGTAGATGAGGTGGCGATGTTCTCGCTCAGGGCACACGAGTACCAACGAACCTCAACGCTGTTGGGTGAACTTGAAGCACCCCCGTAGGTCTGACCAAAGATGCGCTGCCCCTGCTGCGGACCAGCCTGAACCTCCAGCTCATCGCCCGTGTTCTCGTCCACAACCTGAACGAAGCAGCTCGTCCAGTCACTCGTGAACGGGGCAGCATCGAAGCAAGGTATACCCGTGGTGTCACTGGAGTCCGCGTGCTTGAGCGTGCCAGCTCCGTAGAGGTTCGTGAGGGTGACCTCTACGGGCCACTCGAACTGCCCCTTGTTGATCGACTTCGCATGGGCATCGAGGGTCTTGCCCGCGATGTTGGAAAGATTGACCGGGATGTTCACGCCCACGAGAGTCGGGCGAGTGTAGGACGGGACCGGCTGGTCGTAGTTGACGCCCTTGATGTACGTACGGTCCGAACGCTCAAGATCCAAGTCATCGTTCAGGGTGTAGGGCAGACGCTCAACCCACGCGATAGCCGGGTTGTTCGCGTCCGAAGCCACACCGGCAGAGTTGGCGTACTTGACGCTCGTGGCCGAGACGAATTCAGTGATCAGGAAGGTCCCGTTGTTCGCTCCGGAAGCTGCCCCAGAAATCGTGATGAACCCGCCAACCGAGTTCGCGGTCATGTTCTGGAGGCCCGTGATGGTCACGATACCTAACGTCACAGCACCGATCGAAGCCGCTATGCCAGCGTTGTACTGCTCCCAGATCAAGCTGCCGGTGTTGCCATCCGGGAAGTACCCGCTGGCATTAGTCAGGATATTGACCGTGGCGCTGGAGTTGGCGTTGACACGGAAAACGCCGTTGTTGCCCGCCTTCTCAGCATTCCGGAGCGAGATGAGCGTGCCGATACTGGCTGCCGACTGACCAGTCAAACCACCCACCGTGAGGTTCGGGTTTGCGAAGGCCGTGATCGTGGCCACAACGCCTGAGTTCAGGATGATGGGAGAGCCCAGGCCCCCCGTCTCATCGGTCAACAGACGATCGCCCGCCTGCCGCTCTGAGCCCGCCACATCCAAAAGTTGGCTCAATGCATTATACCGAGAGAACTGCGCCATGATTGAAACTCCCTAATTCAGACCCGTTGGTAGTTGGCCACAAGGGTTGATCTACCAACAGGGGAAAATGTCAAAAGGTTTATTGTGTCGTACCCTGTACTTACGCCGCCGGATTCTTCTACCCAGTAATCACCGACACCTGGATTCTGCGTCGCGGTCTGAACCAGTCGTCTACCGTTGTGCCAGACCTCAATCGTTTTCCCACTACCGCTCAAGTCGTGAACAAAATGGTCGGGGGTCGTGCGAAAAACACGGTTCGTACCATCAAGCGGGCCTACTAAAGGAACCCCAACGCGAACGAGCTGCACCCCGGCCCCTACGGACAGGTCCTTGAGGCTCAGGATCCCGTCGCCCAGGAAATCGTCATACCAGTGCTCAACGCTGGTCTCGCCGAAGATGACCTGGCGCAAACGACTCAGAAAGAAAACTTGCAGTTCCTCTTGAGTCGTGGACGCAACAAGTGCGCCCAGGATGGCCGGGGAACCCTGCTGATCGTCTACATCATCCGTTCGGCGGATACTGTTGTAGCGCTTGAGGGTTATTGCCATCACGGCACCTGCAAAATGTAGTCAGCGAGAAGGTGATCATTCGACAACGGGGGCGGTACCGCCAAAACGATCGTGTCGAACCCCGTCCCAAAGCCCCCAGATTCCATGACCATATAGTCATCAAGCAGCGCTAGACGACTGCCGTTGAAGTAGACCGAGATGTCCAGGAAGGGCAGGTTGTGCGAGAACTTCTCCAAACCTGGCGTGCGGTACGTTAGATTAACTCCATTCTTGAGACCCACCAAGTTCTGTCCTACGCGATAGCGGTTCGCAGCTATGAATAGCTGCTGCGCAACCTGCAAGGATAGTTGATTGATGAGATACACACGACCAACCTTTACTCGTTCTTACCCTTAGCGAGGGAAGGCCAACGTGAACGACAGCGAGAATGTGGCGGTACCTCCTAGACTGCGGACATAGATAGACCCCTGTGTAGCCAAGAAGCTCAAAGATTGAATGTCAGACGACTTCGGAACCATCACCTCAGGGCCATTTGCCTCTGTGGCAAGATACAAATCCCTTGCAGTAGATTCGTTATGAACCCTGAAATCCTGCATGAGCATAGGTAGATCGATTTGGAGAGAATTGGCCACTGTGGCACCACTCGGAGCGTCCCCGTGGATCGTCACCAGACCCACACCATGGTGGGAGGCGTCCGGTAGGACCAACGTCGGGGCACCCGGGGTCTGCTCTACGCCCCCGATGACCTGAACGAACTTGAGCCAGAAAGGCAATGTGTCGGTGATCGAGTAGGTCGCCGGATTGAAGACAATCCGCACCTTGTCCGTTACCGGCTGGGTCTCGATGACATTGCGGTTTACCGCATCATCCAAGAATCCGACGTTCGTGGACGTCAAAAATGTGGTGGCGAAGGCCCCATCGAAGTTTGTGTCCCATTTGAGTCGGTACCCATCCACGCCGTACACTTTCGGCGTGTCGATATCTACGATGTTGGGACGTCTACGCCGAACTGAAAATAGGCGGTTCATGTTACCTCTTGCTTCACGTAGCGATCGTAGGTTTTGGCACTCTCAGACGCCGCAACTGCGGCATCCTTGGCCCCGTGCTCACCCTTCACCTTGTCATAGGTAGACTGGTAAGCCGCATCCTTGGCGTCTGCCCAAGATGCAGCGGGTTTGCCTTGAAAATTGGGCTGGAGCTTGTTCGGACGAACGTGATCCCGCTCACGTTGAGCCATCAGGGTGCGCCGCTTGGCCCGGTACGAGTTCTCTTTGATGGCTTTGCTGGTGAAACCCCCGGACTCCCCATCCTTGAGGACGAAGCTCACGTCCTTGGGGTCAAACACTAGTCCTACCGGACCCTGGCACTCATCTGAGCAGATCAAAGCCTCCCCATCTTTCACAGCATCGTACTGCTGAAAGGTTAGGCGGCGTTCTTCAGTCTTCTGACACTTGACGCACTGTGTTCCGTATACGGGCATTGTTTGATCCAATCTATTTTTTCTTACCCACGTCCCACTTCTTGATGTGGGAAAGGACAGCCGCCACGTGTTTGCACACGCGGTTTACACCTGTTGGGTCACGGATCACAGGAACCGAAGCGGTACCCCTGGGCTTACCGTCCAGGTAGTCCTCGGTCTTCGAGTGGTGCTCAGGCCCGAGCCAACGCCACGCCGGGCAAGAACACGACAGATCGAGGTCCATCTTCGAGAGCTTCGTGATGGTCTTGTCGCGGAAGCCCTTGACCTTGACGACCTTGGGCCCGTTGCCGCAGTCCACCGAGAGAATCCACCGCAGGTTCTTGATGTCCGCCCGCTTGAGCGTCACAGAGCACCGATCAGCACGCTCTTTGAACTTAGGGTTGAGGCCCTCCACAATGGCCTCAAGGCGGAGGGCTGTCTTGATCCGTGTCTCACCCGCAATGCGTAACGTGGGGGCGTGCTCAGCCTCCCAGAGGCCCGCCACGAACTCAGCGGAAGCACTGTGCGTGTTGGGGATCCCATCACGGTACGGGTATTTTGTCTTGGTTGAGCTGTCCCACTCACTAGTCGGCATATAGCTGACGCCGTTTTCCTTTTTGGCGTTGTCCTCACGGGTGTCTATACGATCCCGATCGGTCAGCAAGTCATCGGCGTTGTCCGTCCGGTAGATGGATTCGTCCTTACCCTTGTCGAAATCCCGAGCTTCCTCCCCTGACGGCTTGTTGAAGGTGGCAGACCCCGGGATCCCTGAGTCTAAGGGCAAGCCCTTATTGGAAGGGCCCCCGCCTGGCAACCCAGATTCCGCAACTGTGCCGTGCCCTGCACCGTAAGCGGGCCTAGATACTAGAGGCTGCTGTAGCGATGGCCCACGCACGTTTCAGGCCTTCGGCTTCCAATCGGTAGTGAGGTCGAGGCCAACCCCGCCACCGTTCTCGAAGGCGTCGATCATCTTGTACCAAACCGCCGCGAACTTGAAGGCGTCCTGAGGCTTCTTGAACTGCGGAGGACGGCGGGTTTGAAGTTTGTACTCCGTACCCCCGATAGTCGCCACCATCTCTAACGAGTAAAGCGGGATCCCGGGCCCCGCAAACTCTTGGACCGCGAAGGCGACCGTAGGACTATCCCACGACCAAGTCTGGACAGGGCGGCCTTGGAACATCTCTGCGTGACTGGAAAACCCCTTGATCTCCTTCCAGTTGGAGCCGCTGGGACTCGGACCAGAAGCAGCCTCTACCTTCCAGGGGTCCGAAGCAGCCTTGAAGATTTTGCTGAAATCAGGTGCTTTGGTTAAGTCCAGCACCTGAACGCGACACTTTGTACAGCCATGCTTAGTCTCAAGAACCGTGATGACCTTTTTGGCCTCAGCCATACTTTCGGCTTTTGTGTAAAGCACGTTCTCGTGGTGCTCACCGGGTGGGATCCCCCAAATTACATACTCAATATCCCCGGCGGCGGTCTTGAACTCGTCCTTGTGTTCTTCGGTCTGCTGCTTCCACTTCTTGGCATCCTCGGGGCTCATCTGCTTGGTCGGATCCGCAGGCTTGCCTTCCTCGAAGCGTGACAGCTTTTCCTCGTCCTCAGAAGCCGTCTTCTTCGGCAAACGGATATCGACGTCCCCAACGTCCTCGTTAGAGTGCCCGTCGGGATTCGAGCTGCCCTTCGTAAAGTCTACCGTCACCGTCCCATCGGACTTCACGCGCACGACCTTGCCGGTGAACTTCTCTTTCTTAGAGTCCTTCGGCCACGGCACGCCCAACTCACTCTCCACCATGTCACCCTTCTTGGCTTCCTCAATCGGGACAATGCGAGAAGCGGCCTTGAAGTTGTCCTTGTTCTTGTCGTGCTCGGTCTTCCACTTCTTGGCGTCCTCCGGATCCATGTTCTCCGTGGGATCTGCGGGCTTGCCTTCCTCGAACCTGGACTCAATCAACTGATCGGCCAACGTGTTGGCCATCCGAGAGTTGTTGTAGACATCCTCGTCTTCAACCTCAGACTCAAAGCGCTTCCAGGCAGTCTCAGCCTTGTCCCCAACGTCGAAGGACTTGTCAGAAGGCCAATAGAGCACAAGATCGCCCTTCTTGAAGGCCGTGCCATCCCTGGACTTACCAGGGTACTTGGCGTGGATCCAACGAGGGTCACCGCCGTACGATGAAGCGGCGGTCTTGAAGTCGTCCTTGTGTTCCTCAGTGTTCTGCTTCCACTTCTTGGCGTCATCCGGATCCATCTGCTTGGTGGGATCCGCAGGCTTGCCTTCCTCGAACCTAGATTCCTTGGTATCGTCAGCCAGGGGCTCTGCCGCGTACTTCACGTCGTAGCGCTCAGCCTCAGGGAGCGCCTTCTTCACCAAGCGGGCCAGGTGTTCCCAATCGTTCGCAACGTCACCCATAGCGAAGCGAAGGGCGTAAGCGCTCTTTTTCACCTTCTCCGCTACCGCGATGACCTGGTTGGGCATACCAGTGAGAGGCCCGATACGAGCAATCCTGCCGGTCAAAGCATCGTCCACAGCAGTCTGGGCCGCATCATTCACCCCACGACACACGTACAGGTTCTCGGCCGCTTGATTCAGCGCTGCCGTAAAGTCATCCGCCGCAACCCCGGACCCATGCTCTCGGTTACGGACCTTGAGAGGACCAAACGCCGCTGTCTTGAGGTCCACCGTGTCCCCCAGAACCCGCCGAAGCGTTGCAGCCAGCAACACGCGGCTAGGCTTGTTCTCAGGGTCACTCGTATCCAGCAGGCTGGCCGAGAGGGTGCGAAGTACATCCGCAATCTCCGTAGTCGCCGAAGCCTTCTTCACGCTCTGCCCCTCAAGGCTCACGATGAGGTCCGACAACTCAGAAGCGTTGACGGTGCCCGTGGCTTCAATCGAAGCCGCCAGGTGCTCTAAACGCGCTACAGCCTCAGGTATCTTCATGCCCGCACTCCCTTGTTTGTCCTCTGAACGACGCTGAACCCTACGGACCCGAACGTCCTCCATAGCCCGATCCAGTTCTTCAATCTTTTCAGGACGAATGTCGTCCTTGTTATCCTCGTAGTCCATCTTGGCCGCCGCCATGGCCGCAGCGGTCAACGCCTTGTCCATACGAAGCAGCGTGTCAGGGATCCCGTGAATCAAATGCGCCGCTACCTCAAAGAAGTGGTCCCGCTCACCCGACTTCTCGATGAGCTTGACTGCCTCATCGATGTACTTTTTGAGTTGAGCACAGCGCAACCGGGCATCCCCAAGTTCCTCAAGTAGGAAAATCGAGATGCCGGAAGAAGCGGCGACCTTCGTCTGGCCAGAGGTTTTGCGTTGCAAGCAAGAGTCAGACATTGGGTTACCTTGGGGCAACCGTCTGGATCACGACAGCGATCTCAGTCTCGCCGTGTAGCGAGCAATAGACGGTTATACAACATGGCCCACAAGAGGAAACCCAACCCGCTAGACTAGCCTTGGAAGGCTTGCGGAAATTCTGCCACGAGTTGCTTCTTGAAGTCGTCCGACTCGATAGCAAAAACCGCCCGCAAGACATCCGGACGGTCCTCAAAGTCAGCCTGCAAACGGGCCAGCTTCTTCTTGGGGGACGCTGCAAAATCGTAGGTCGCTGGGAAGTCGGGGCACATCGTGTGGGCGATCTTACGCCGAATGTCAGCCGTGCCGTCCAGGTGCATCACCGGGGTCTCGGCTGCCGTTCTCGGGTGGACCTGCGGCTTGTCTTTGGGTCCGTTCGTGTTCTTGAACGTGATCCCATCCTCGGTCCGGGTCGAAGCCTCTGCCTTACCACCCATACCACCCATGTCCGCAATCTCAACCCCACCGCCAACCGATTGGGTCAGCTTCATACCCTCAGCTTCTTTGACCGAGGCAGTCTTAATCGTCGCAACCTGGGTACCCTGACTACTGACGTCCGTATCAACGTAGCGGGACTTCAACGAGTCTTTCTTCGCCCGGTAGACATCACGGTCCTCGGGGGTCATGCGGGACAACATCTGTTCTTCCGTAATGCCCTGCCCAGCCTCGATCTGCACGTTGTTGGCCTGACGAAGAGCCTCACCAGCCGACTCCGCCGACAACGAACTACGAGACTTAGCCGCAGTCTTGAAGGTGCGCCCCACAGCAACACCCTCTTGAGATTCAACGCCATGGGTATTACCCGTCTTCACCGACTTACCACGGTTGGTGTCCCGTGTGGCTGCGGCATGGGTTGCCGAACTCATCACCGTACGCTCATCCGCCTCAATGGTGGCCACGACTGTCTTGGCTTGCCCCTGAGAGTCGGTCGGAGGCCGCATCTTGATGTTGGCAGAAGCCGGTGCACCATAGAGCGGGTTGCCCTCTTCGTATTCCACAGCGAGCACAACCCACCCTGCGTTGGAAGCACCTCGAAACTGAGGGAACATGTAAGTGGAACCCCCGTAACTCACGGTGGACCCGTCAAACGATACCTCAGTCCCCTTCACCACTTTGACGCCAGAAGTACCTAGCTCAAAGGTGCGGGTTGCGATGAAATCCTGGAACTCCCCCGATTTGAATTTGATTTGGTCCATTATGATCTCCATCTAGAGGGCAAAGCTACCCCCTTCTGAAAAAGCATAAGTAGACTATGGATCAGGTCCGAAAGTACGACAGGTCTTTTGCTAACCCCGATCTGAAAAGCTTTTCTCTACGTTGATGCTCAGGGCGACAGAATTTCATGCTGTTTTTGGTCGAGGTATCTACGAATTGAAGATCGCAGTGCCGGTACGCACAGACCTTGGTACGTCCCACTATCTCTAAGGCCTCCTTACAAGAGGGGCAGAATTTAAAGTTACCAGACTCCGGTGTTTCCCAAGAATCAGAGCACCGCTGGCACTTGAATACTCTCACCCCGGTCTAGTCATAGGCAACCTACCGTACCCCTACACCAGAAGCCTGACAAGTGGTTTAGTTAGGTGAGTAGGTTTCGTAAAACGACAGACGGCCCCAAACGCAGAAAGGGCTCTGTGGTTTCCCACAGAGCCCTTTCCCAAACCCTCAGAATTACTAAGGATTAGACGCGGGTGATGACGACACGAGCCAACCCGCGAGGGTTGAACGCGCCGATACCCAGATTCTCAAAACACGAGAATCCGATGGTGCGAGCCTTCGGGTCATCGGCAGACAAGACGGTGATTTCCGTCCTAACCGGGATGCGACCGAACTGCTCTGGCTCGCAGCAAACATACGCGAAGCCAGCCGGAACGAGCCTGGACGTGATGATCTGAGCACCCCACAGAACGGCCTGGAGGCCGGTCTTGAGCAGGGTGGCCTGACTCTCAATGTCCAAGATGTCACGACCGAACTTGCGGATGTCCGCGTAGTCCACCGCGTTCATGTAGATGCGGGCGACACGAAGATCGTGACGTTCCACCTCTGCGAACGCATCGGCGAGAACCGCCGGGCTGATGGGGGCAACCACCGGAACGTCCGGGTTGGTCTGGCCGGGCAGCGTGTCGAAGCCCGAGACAGCGATGCTGTCAAGGATCGCGAACACACGCTCGTCCTCTGCTGCCTGGATCTGCGCCTTCGCCAGATCTTGGGCACGCTCGATCAGATCGAAACGACGCTCCTTGATCTGGGTGAGCGGGATCTCCGGGTTCGAGGCGATCTCGAACAAGGGGAAGATCACGCGACGTGGCTTCTGGATGGCAAGGATGTTTTCACCCTCTTCACCCACCACGAACGCGGTCACATCCGGATCCTTGTCGTAGATCGGCAACGCACCATCCGGGAGCTGCTCGACCAGGAAGGTCTTACGACCAACTGACGAGTAGTCACGGCGGAGACGCAGGGGTTGGATCATCGAAGCGGCGAGCTTCGCACGGCCAGCAGCGGTCTTGATGTACTCGCTGATAACCTTTTGTTTGGTCTCGTTTGATACTTGGCCCATTTTCTTGGCTCCTTTCTTTCCTCAGACCCGAAGGTCCAAAACGAGGAGCGAAGAGTTAGCGTCTGGAGCGACCTTGACCACACCGAGCAGCGTCACGAACTTGATGTCGTTCTGACCTGCAACGTTGTACTCGTAGGCGTCCGCGAGGACGTTGGTCAGCAAACCGTTCACCGAAGCGTACAGTTTGTCACCAACAGCGTAGGTGATTGGGTCCCCAGGAGCAGCCGCGAGCTGCTTCTTGGTTTCGTAGAGCGTAGCTCCGACCGTGCTTCCGCTGCCGCACACGTACGGCCCACGACCGGACGCGACGCCCGGGGTGTTCTCGAAAGCGTTACCCAAGGCATCATTGATGAAGATGCCGAGGGGCAAGTAACCAACGGCATACGCGCCGCCGGGCTTGACCGGGCCGCCGATGTAGTTGTTTCCAACATCAGGGCGGGTGAACGCGATCGAACTTCCCAGGATACCGACCCTGGTAATGCTCGCTAGCGTTGTGGATTTGGTCGTGGCTCCGGTGACTACAGGAGGGTTGGCTTGCGTGAACGCATCCGGCGTCAGTAGGCCCACAGAATTGCGGGTCACGACGTGGAAAAGTTGCACTCTGCCGCTGGTCTCCCTGAAATCACCCGAGCTTTGACCGCCGATGGCAAAAGAAGTCATTCTTGACTACTCCTAACGGGGGTTGTTGACTGGGTGCTTCACATTCGATCCGATCTAAGCATCCGGCCCCCGTAGGGGCCGGATGAGGAAATTCACTTGAGGCCGAAAGCGTCCCGGACGTCCGGGGCCGACTGCCACATGCTCGACAAGTCAGCGACGCTAGCGCCACCACCCTGCGAACCACCACCGAGCTTAGCTACGCCAGCCGTCGGACGAGTCCCCACCGTGCGGGTGGCAGCCGTACGAACGTTGGCTTGCTTCTGCTGCTGCTGAACCTCTTGCTCGTCGTCCTGTGCGAACAACGTGCGAAGAGCCTCGTCCTCGGGACCAAGGTCGTCCATGCCGATATCCATCGGAGATGTCTCCATCTGGATGTCCGACTCAGCCATCGGGCCGCAGCCGTCCTGAGCAAGCATCTGATCGAGCGTCTGCTCATCACTCTGCATCTGCTGTTGAGCTTGCTGAGCAGGGTCCTGCTGCTGTTGGGCTTGCTGAGCAGGAGCCTGCTGAGCAGGGGCCTGCTGCTGTTGAGCTTGCTGAGCAGGGGCCTGCATCTGACCCATAGCTTCCTGAATCATCTGCTGGATCTGAGCCTGCATTTGCTGCTGGCTCACCTGCTGTTGCTGCCCCTGACCTTGCTGCTGCACCAACTGCTGCATCTGCTCCTGAGCACGCTTGTAGTCACCAGCCTGAAGGCTGGCCGCTACCTTGGATGCCAGGGTCTTCAGGGCAGCTTGCTTCTCTTGACCCTGATCTTGATCCTGCTGCGCCTGCTTCGCCTGATCCTGATCCTGATCCTTGTCCTGATCCTGCTGCGCCTGCTTATCCTGGCCTGCGTCCTCATCGTCACCCTCATCCTGCTGTTCACCAGCAAGACGCTTATGGGTCGCGATCAACGCCTGGTCAGGCATGAACATGAGAGAGAACGCCTGGTTCTCAACCGCCTTCTCACTGGCGGTCTTGATACCTGCCAACATGATCCGGGCAACCGCTACGCAAAGGTCTGCCTTCTTGAGCAGAACTTCCTTCGCGGTCTTCTCCGAGTGGTTGAAGGTGTCAGAGCGCATCTCGGGCATCCCGATCTCATTGCGCTTGACCTCATCACCGCTGTACTCGGTTTCCCAAGTGTTCGGCTTGTGCACGTCTTCGGCGAACGTGCTGGGGTCCCCCGTCACGTACTTGTCAGCCGCCGGTTGGGGGTGTTCTTGGTTCATGGTGTAAGGATCCGCCGTCTTCATAAGGGCAGCCTTCTTCACAACTTCTTCACGGTTCCAGGTAGTACGCTCGCGCATGGTAGGGATCCTTTACTCGTAGGCTGAGGTTTTATAAAAAGATTCACGACCGGCCCAAAGCATACAAGCGACCTTTTTCAAGAAGCTTGGCTGCCTCGCTGCCGGTTACCACCCGGCCTAGTACCTGACGACAAGCCGCCAAGTAGGTCTCTGCATCTCCATATGGGGCTGTCCCGCCCACACTAAGGACAGTCCTATAAACTCTTGTTTCACCGGCCATGGAAGTTTTTTGGGTCATCACATCAATAACGCGAGATAGGGCCAACATGTCTGTACCTGTGAACCCTGCGTTACGTACCTGCTTCCAACCGCCACCCTTGTGGTGGATAAGGCCGATCAGCACCTTCCTAGCCTGAGATTTCCCAACAAAAGAAATTACGAATTTCGCCACACGACGCCATTCGGGGGATTTCATGGCCGACCGAATCAGCGATTCGTTCTGCTTGTTCTCGTCAACGACCTCTTTGACCTTACCCGCCTCGCCCTCGTTCATCTCCTTACGGACCTTCTCAATAGCTTGGTCACGCAGGGCCTTTGCCAGGTCGTCCACCGTCTTTTGCATTGGATCGGCCTGCTCACCCGGAGGTGCGGCATCCGTTGCAGGATCAGCCGGTAGCTCTTGAGCTGGCGCTTGAGCTGGGGCCTCTTGCTGCGAAAAGAGCATACGAGCGGCCTTACGCATAGCGTTAGGATCCGCAGCAGGAGTCGGGATAGTGAACGCAAGATGCATCTTGTCTTCGACGCCCTTGAGTTCTTTCGCCGTAAGGATGTTACGAATCACTGCGCCCTTGAAGGCGGGGTTCGCAACCCAACTGGCCTCAATGAACTTTACTGAGTTCGGGTCGGTGTAATGACCGCACAGTTCTGCAACCTTACGCTTGGTCCCAAACTCGTCAAAGAATTCACTGCCCTTGAAGAAGCGGATACAGGCGCAGAGCTGTGTCTCGTCCTTAGCAACATTGCCGCACTTCGTGCAGGTCGTGCTCGAAGTGGAACAGTTGTGAACCGCTACACCCTCTACGATATAGGAATGGTCTTCTTCGACCGTCATATCGTAGACAGGCCCCTCATACTGGAAGCTCTCGATCGACCGGACGGGGAAGAAGACGTGCGTCTCAGACTCACGCCACGGAGAGTTTTCCCCAACACCGGCACTCATTTTAGTTGTAGCAAACTCAAGAGCCTTAGAACCCCTTTGATTAGTGTTCAAGGTGAAAGCTGCTAACCGTCCATTACTTAGACCACGAAGTGATCGACCACCATTGACGGCCTCTTGGACCGCACAGGAGTGCCCATCAAAACTACAGTACATGCGTGCGAACAACCCACAACGCATGAACAACATATGCAACTGGCACGCCAAAGAATAAGAGGTGGTAGTGCCACTTGCGCCGGACGCCAAATCAGACCTAATAGTACCGTCACCATTCAGCCATGTACCGATAAGTTGGATTTGCAGGTCCTTAGACCACCCCATAACCTCAGCGGACAAGCATTTACGATCCGAGTATTCTCCACCATGTGCGTGAAACCACTGAACCATATCCTTGCCTGTAGCGTGGACAACACAGGTATCACGATCCACACGTTCTTGAATCCAAGGATTACCCGCCTCAGGGAACTCCTGACGGATCAGGCTAGCCACCTCAGCTACGAAGGTAGACTTCTCGGCCATAGAAAAATTGAACTGGACCTCAGTTGGAACACCTTTACGCTTAAGGAAGGATCCTTCGGCTAAGAAATACCCCAACAAGCGGGCCTTACCCGGAGTGCCACCACCGACTTCTGCAACCTGAGATTTAGGAAAGCACAGTAAGTCACCAACCTGAAGTTGATCAGCCTGTACCTCAACCAACTCTTGCCTCGTATGAATCTGACTCAAACGAGTACGACGTTCTCGTGCTTCTGCAAGAGAATAGGGGCCATTCGGATTAAAAACCCGCATCTGATGCCCAATTCTGAAACGCTTAGAGACACGGCGCTGAACATTTTCTGTTGGGCTGTAGGTTAAACGCTCTCCGCACCCACATGCACAAAGCTCGGGCGCACGTAGTACAAAAAATGGGTGGATGTTTGTGGCCTCGATAGGGGAGGGGACCCCAACCACATCAAGACGCTTCATCCCAAAGCGCCCCACCTTAATCTGCTTAGCTGTAACTTCCCGCTGATTCCCTGTGTGGGACATCACGATATCCCCGACTGCTACCTCTTCTATTGGCAGACGAGTACCATCGAACATGGTCACTTGAGCACCGGGGGTAAAACACCCCATGCTCAACGTACCGAGCTGCCCGCTCTTGATCGCACGAATCAAGTCAGCATGCTTGATGTCGTTCGCAATCAGAATGTCGATGTACACGGAGTCACCAACATCCCGAGCTGCGGCATCGATGATGCGACCCTTAGCAAGCTCAGGAATCTGCACGTGCTCTACGTAACTGTGCGCCCCAATGAACGTCTTGAACGACGCTAACAGCAACTTACGCTCAAACGCATCGTTGTTGTTATTGATGTACTGGCTCGTATCGGCAGTGACGTAGTAGTCCGGGTACTGCCGATCCACCTCGAAGCCGTCCACATAGTGACGCCCCAATGGGGCCTGAGCGTTATCAACGTTGACTGACGCCACGATGGTCGCATGGCTCAACATGTATTTGGCAGGGTCGTACTCTTCGAGAATGACCTTGGCAGTACGCTTCTGAAAGTCCGGAGCGGGGGACAATGCGGTACGACGCAGAGCGTCCCACTCCGCGAATTTAATCCCCGGCTTCTGAACAGTCGCTTTGGCGTACTTCAAGAAGGCCATCTACCAACCCACCGGCTCGCCTTGCGGGCCAAGGATCGCATCCGTCTTGATCAGGAACAGATCCTTGGGACAAGCGAACAGACGCACCCGAGACCCCTCTGCCATCTTGTAGGTGGTCTTGCGCATCTGGGTGCCGCACTTTGGGCAACACGGCTTCTGACCCTGAACCTCAGCCTGCGTCACGCGGTACTGCCGGTTCTGGGCAACCCAGTAGGCAGCACTCTTGACCGCGTGTTGCTGGATCCGGAGATCCGCCAACCGTGAAGCGACCTGGTAGAACTTGGCCACCTCACTCCGCAAGCTCTCATCCGCAACCCCTTGGGCCGCGAACCGATGCCACACCGCATCGTAAGCACCAACCTCACTTGCACCCTTGCCCCAGGCCTTAGCGACTTCACTATAGAAGCCAGCAGGGAGGTTAGACCCACCCCACGGAGAAGACGATGCCCAGAGCTTACGAGCTTTCTGAATATCGTAGCTATCGTAGCTCTGATCAAACTCAGGCGGTAAGAACATCGTAAGCTTTGGATTCACTCTCACGATTTCGTCGGGGCTCACACGTTCGTTTGCGTGAGGCCATTGGATATCGATTTGAGCGATCCCCCGATGAACGGCTGTCACTCTACCAACATAAGGAGATAAGGCAAAAGTGGGAGATACCCGTTGAACGATGTCCCCCTGCTTGAAGTCCTTCACGATACGCCAAAAATCTAGCATTTTTGCTTCTCCAGATAATCTTTGGCAAGAGCAACAGTAGCGGATTCGCTTTCAAGGACCCCTACGATGATGTTACAACGACTATGAATCAGACCTCGCACGCATTGGCCGCAAGACCCTCGACCAGGACAGCAACGACGATCGTGATCAACCACAACAGATTTTGCCGTCTTACCCTTGGGTAACATGGGTGTACGACAGACAGAACATAGGCCCCCTTGTTTCTCCCATAAGCCATTGAAGTCTATCTTGTAATATCTGTTTTTCCGTCTGGTGGGCTCAAGTTCTCCTCTGCCTTTTACCCACTCAGACTGCTTTGCAAGCATGCACGTTTTACAGATGCTCAATAGGCCACTCTTGACCTTAGTGGTGCGGTAAAACGAACTAACCAGTTTCGTTTCCACGCACTTAGAGCAAGTCCTCAACGGACCTATCTGTAGAACGGTGGCAGGCATGTCGCAGTTCAAGGAGCGAGCTTGCGACCGTTGCTGGCCGAACCGTTTTGGACGCCCGAAGAGTCGTCGCTCTTGTAGGCAGCCATGTAGGGCTCGTCCGCTTCGGTCTGAATCGGCTTCTGCGGATTCGCGAACGTGTCCATGTACTTCTCGTCGGAGTCGCGCTGAATCACCTCAGCGGTCTTCTCCGTACCCAGGATGATCGACGCTTGACGAATCGTCAGCGACTGCTCACCGTAGGCGGCCTTCTCGAACTCGTCCGCGAGCTTATCGAGCCCGTTCACGAATTCCTTGGCTGTCACGAGAGGCATGCCCCACTGTTCGTGCTTCTCTTGCACGGTGGAGGCCATACGGTCCAAGCGGGCCAAGAAGTGATCCGCCTGTGCTTGCTTCAACTCAACTGTATCCTTGGGCATCGTCGTCATCCTCGCAGTTGTAGACTGTTCAATTTCATCTTTGGCAAACGCTGTAACCGTAACCAGTGTCTCGTCCTGAGGCGCACCAGCAAGGCGAGCCAATAAGTTGTTGTACAGGGTCGGATGCAGCACTGAGGCGTACCCCTCAGTGTCAATCGCGAGATCCAACGCTGCCCGAAGCTGCGTGTCCCTAACGACCCCATCGATGTCAGAGGCAAGCACCGGGGTCTTCAACCACACACGTGCCGCCTTAAGGATTTGCGTGAAATCCTTGTCACCAAGGTCACGAGCCTGAGGTTGCTCCCAACCCACATAAGGGGCTGGCCCCTGCCCTTTCGAGTAAGGATTGACACCCCAATAGACAGCTTGCCGGTTCTGGCCCATCGCACATGCATCCGGATAAGTAGAAATGCTGGCCGAGTACCGGGCCGCTACCCTCTGACTAGCTGTCCGGCTCATGAGGTCGTCCCAAAGGCCGGAAGCCGCCTCACCACGTTCCTCCGGTGTCTTGCGCTGTAAGTCGTACCTAGGTGGTTTACGGGGCTCAATTGGCTCCATCAAACCTGCTTCCAGTAGCCTCTCGGTACTAGACAGCGGGGGATCGGCGTCTGGGTCACCGCCAACCAAGAGCGCTTTGGAATACTCCGAGTACGCCTTGTCTGAGTCCTTATCAGCCTGGAGCAGTTTCGCCTGATAGGCCCCCGTCGCCTTCTCGTACCGCTTCAGGTCCTTGTCGTATTGAGCATTGTCCCCTGTGTCTAAAAGTTCCTGAATTTGAGGAATTTTAGCTGGAGCCAAAGCCGACAAATGCTTGAGCACCCGAGTCCTAAACGTCAGGGCGCTATCCTGGGCACTCAGACCCTCCGGATAACGCGCCCCACGCTCACGAAGGAACTCCGATGCCTTGCTCAAACGCGACGCAATGACATCCGGGGACTGACGCTCTGAAATGTGTTCCTCAGAGGAAGGATCCAGAAAGCGTTGACGTGCCTCCTGGTGGTCCTGTGCTTGGAGGTACCCCACCGCTAACCGTTGTGCAGCCGGATCCTTCGTGGAACTGAGGATCTTCCGTACAGACGATGCCGACACTGGTTCAGGGTCTTTTGAGAGGCCTTCATAGAAAAGGCTCTCGGCTTCTGCGACTGCCCGCTTCTGACGATCTTCGGGAGATTCGTCTCTCCCAGACAGCAAGAAACCGGATAAGCGAACTGCCAAATCTTTAGGGACCCCCGACTTCTTACTCAAATTCTGAGCCACAGCATCCCGAGCAGCGAGGCTCATCGCAACCACCTGAACTTGATGCTTACGAATTGCAGTCGCTTGCTCGTCAGGGGGTAAAGATGCCAAGGGGACAGGTTCCCCATCTTCACCCTTAGTGGTCTTAGGTGCTGCCACGGTACTAGGATCTGTGGCGTAGATCTTCGCAGCTTTGTCCCGGAACTCATCTAAGTTCTTGATCGGGATAGCCTGTGCCGAATGGTAGTCTGAGATCAGCGCTGACACCTCATCGGGATGCAACGGCGGCCTCAGCAGCAAGAGGTCCACCGCAACCTGCGTGGGGAACGAGGACACAATCGTTTGCTGTGCCGCGTCTTGCTCAACCTTAGAAACGGGCCGCGTCGGAACCCCCGTCGGAGGCGCAGTGAAGTCCTCAGAGGAATCGGGGACAGCTACCGCAGGCGGAGGGACCGTTATAGGCGGGGGGACCGCCCCTGCCCCCGCCGGAGGCGGTGCTTGAAGTTTCGGTTTACCACCAGCCGCAGCCGGGGGCTTGGGATCCGCCTTAGGTTCCGCCGGAGAGGCTTTCGCCGGAGGTTCCTTGGGTTCCGCTTTGACTTGTCCCGGTGGTACACCCTCAGTCTTGGGAGGAGCCGGGACCGCTTCTGGGGCCTTCTTGGGGGCCGTGGTCTTCGGGGCCTTCAACAGAAGCACCCGTTGCAGATCCCCTAGCGTCTGGACCCCCTTTGGAGGCGTTCGACCACGCAGAAACTTGGCTGCGGGAGTATCTGGGGCACTCTTGGCCCACGTAAACATGTCGGACTTCGGGTTCGTGAAGTCTTTCAGAATGGCAGCGAACTCGGCGTCCGCCTTGGCCATATCTTGCAAAGAGGTCTGCGCTTTTGCGTCAGCTTCCGCTGTTGGCGGCGGCGTTTCGCCCTTTTGAGCCCCCGGAGCGGCTGTCTCTGCGGAGTCAGGCTCTTTGCCCTCGTCTTCCTCAGCCTCAACGACCTCGTAATCCCCAGGACTACTTTTCAAGGCGTCCTGACCGACCCATCCGACCCAACCCGTTTCCTTCTTACGGACCCTGACCTTTTCGGCCTCCGGATTCTCACCTTTGGCCCACCGCTCAAGTACCCGGTGGGTCACAGAACCCCCGATAGTCTTGTAGTTCTTCGAGAGGTCCTTGTCGGTCAGATCCAGATCTGGGTCATCGTCCACATCCATGCGCTCACGACGCTTGTCGTGACGGGGTGGTTTGACCTTCGGGGCGGGACGGACCAGGCGCTCCGCCTCGTCCGTTTCCCGTTCCACATGATCTTTGGTGCCAACGCGATCCATCCGTAGGATCGAATTCATCGAAAGACTAGAAGCGGCCTTCCTCGGGCTCAGCCGGGGGCTCTACCTCTTTGAGCTTGAGGGACGATATAATTCTGGTAGCCACATCGGTTTTGTCCACGATCGTCTGGGCCGCCGCGTTGTAGATACCCCGCAAAACCTCGTTAAACAGGGCGTCGTTGACCGTGAACAGGTCCCGCTCCAGTTTGATCCGGGTGTCATCCGGGTCGATGTTGAACATCTCCAGGATGATCGAAATATCGATCGAACCCTTGTTGTAGAGGTTGAACAGGGCATCGTAGGTGTCCTGCGAGTCCCGCAGCGGCAGGCGCGTGAAGGACAGCCTGGGGTACAACACGACCTCACCGCCCCACGCATTCTTCTCCACAAAGCCCTTACGACGGGCCACCGGCTTGAACAGGTTCAGCTCAACGTACTCCTGCACCATCTCTCGCAGAAACAGGTACCGGGTGTTGATGACCTCAAGCTTGAGTCGATCCCCTGAGTACAGGGCCTCGCCCGAGAGTAGGCTCTCAGTCACGCCAAGCCCCGCGTAGAGCAGCTTGTCCGTGGTTTCGTACTCGCTGGACAAGTCCAGCAAGCGGTCCCGAGATCCCATTTCTTCCCAGTGAATTTCGTAGTTGGTGACGATAGAGTAGTCGGGGTCAACCAACGCCAGATCGACCTGTTCGCGCAGATCCATCACGTCGATTTCCGATATGCGGTCACCCCAGACAATGCGCTTAGGCGTCATGGCACGAGATGCAATCTGCGTCTGCGCTTGGCGGAGCTTCTCCCGGTACATCAACGTGCGAAGCACGCGATCCAGAATGGACTGTCCCAGGTCCTCACCGGCCCCACGACGGCCCGCCATGTAGTAGCAGAACGAACCCTCATCGGGATCTAAACCAAGTGGGATCAGCTTGCCCTGTTCGATGTGATCCCGAACTTCCTCAGGGATCTCCTTCACCATTTCTTCGGAAAAGGCGTCACCAGCCTTAGCCTGTTCAATCAGGGCACGATCCCGGTCCGCCGGAATCAACTCGATGCGCATCTTGTCCGTGAACGAGTAGGTCGTAACCTTGACCTGATCGATCGGCAGAATGATGAGGCGATCCCACCCAGCGTAGTGCTTTTGGTAGTAAGCCAGTTCATCCTGTTCCCGATCTTCACGTTCAACCAACGCTACATCGGGCTCTTCTTTGGTTTCGCCGTCCTCCATAAGAACGGATTTGACCCCAAGATTCTTGGTATCGTAGCCCAATTCCCCTGGAACATCGACCGTAGAGTCCTCAGCGAACACGAACACGCCACCATCCAGCCAGTAGTGGTGGACCATCGTAACAAGCCGTTGGAACAGCTTGATCCGATCGCACATCTCCGTGAAGAACCACAGAATGTAGCTCGCGTAGTCGTGTTGATCCTTGAAGCCTTTAGGGAAGGTCGCGGGCTTCGGGGTCCCTAACCTTACTTTAGAGAGTGGTAGCTCCGTGTGCAGGTCGATTGACTGACCGACAATAGGGTCCGTGTTGTAGAAGTGCCGGTAGATCTCGCGCTTCTCACGAAGCGACTGCGGTAACTCCAGGAAGTCAGTCGATAATTGTGGCGAGAAAAACGCGCCCTGCGTCGCCATCGAAGTGTTGAAGCTGCCGTCAGCCGTCTTCTGGATACGACGGGCTTCCTTCTCCTTGGCCGTGAGCGAACTGATCGGACCCTTGGAAACGTACGGCCGCGAACCACGTGAATCCGGAATGGATAGCGTGGCAGCCCGTGTTTTAGCGTTCGTAAAAGTCTTGGCCATCAGTTTTCACTTGGGGAACTGTCCGTAGACGGTTCGCTTGGGTCAGGTGCCTCAGCAGGGCCCGAGGATGCCCCATACATGGAAATCAAAGCATCTATTGGCGCTGTGTCTTCCTTGGGTTTTGATGACACCTTTTTGCGCTCAGGTGCCGCCGCCGTGGTCTCAGAAACCGGAGTCAAACGCCGAAGCACTTTGGACGCCGATACCGTACGGGTAACACCCTGGTTGGCCATCCCCGCAAAGCGCATCCAAGCGTTTGCATAGGTGAGGTAGACAGTCGTGTTGTCATCCGGGGGCTCGCGTCGTACGCGGTGGTACAACCCTTGAGCCAAACCCTGGACTCGTGCCAATTTGGACTGCAAGTCTTGATGAAGCGTCCCGATCTCCGCGACGATCTCGTCTGGGGTCATCTGCGTGGGGGCACGGTTCATCACAAGCTGGCCTGAATCCCAAGGTAAAACTGGTTGACGGGGGACGGGACCTGCATCGTGAAGCCTACAAAGAAGGCCGGGGCGAACGGTAAAGGCACACCTTGGCTCGCTTCATCCTCTTTGGTCCAAAGGCCCCTTCGAGAAAAGAACAGTGGATCTTTGGGTGCATACACCAAAGGAACGAGAGGGCCACCAAGCCGAGAAGCATATGTGTACTTCTCGTAAGACGAGGTGGACAGCACCGCGTTGCCCGCCATCATGACCACAGATTGCGGATGCACGAGCTGCGAACGAGTCGAGCTGACGAACTGATCCGCCGACTCGTCTGATCCATAAAGCAAGAAACCCCCATAAAGGCCCTGGGAATACGTTACGGTGGGATCATTCGTAGTCGAATCAACCCATTGAACCCCAATACCCCCTGGCCAACCGCCTTGGACCATGGCGGCGTCTACCGTCACCATGTGCGTGTCGCCCTTTGAGAACAGCACGCAATCCCGCCCTCGAACGATGTCGAGGCCACGGAAATCTATCTCAAAGGAACCTAGTGGGGGCGGGAACGGCATAGTTCAAATCGCGGTCTGGACCATGAGGTACTGGTTGTTCGAGGCATCGGGAGCTTGGATGATAGCCCCCACGAGGAAGTTGTTCGGAGCCCTCGGGTCACCCGAGATGGACCATTCGTCCTGAGGGGTCCAAAGACCCCTGAGCGAGAACCTGAGCCGGGTGCCTACCGTGTAGACGTTGGGCACCAGCGGGGGCACCAAGCGAGACTGCAACGTGTACTTCTCGTAGGCGATCGTAGAGATGAGCCACGTCCCCGTACACACCACCCCGAACTGGTACTTGGGTTGATTGCCCGTGTACGACACGTACTGGTCGGCAGACTCATTCGATCCCCACAATAGGAAACCGCCGTACGTCCCATCTGAGTAGGTCGCAAGGAAATTGTCGTCGGGGGTGGCGGCCCAAGTTACCGCAGTCCCCCCAACCCAACCACCCTGAGTCATAGCAGCGTCAAGCATGACAGGGAAGGACAGGTCCTTCACAAGCACGATCACATCTCTGTTGCGTGCGATTTCCATTAAGCAGCTCTCTTGGCGGTGACCTGCTTACGCTGCCAGGTGCGGGTACGATGGCAGTTAGCGCAAACAAGTTCACATTTAGCTAGCTCAATTAGGACCTTTGACCACGCGCTCTCAAACATGTACGAGATACCTTGAAGTTTCTCCCCCCGCACGTGATCGTAATCCATAGCACATGGTGGAAAGCGTCCTGAACAATCTGAGCAGGGGCGATGCTTCAAGGCGTTTACACGCTCAACAAAGCGATCACGACCCGGCCTAGACTCTGGTATAGCCCGTCTACTTGCCGTGCGTACCCTGTGACAGTTAGCGCAAACAAGGTCGCATTTTTGGATTTCCGCCATGATCCGTTCTTGGCTGTAACTCAGCATAGCGGGCACATTCTTGAACTTAGAGCCCAGATTATGATCGAAATCCATAGCGCAGCGGACAAAGTTACCACCACAATCAACGCACGGTCCATCTTTGAGGGCTGCCAACCAAACTACGTTCCGCTTCAAACTGTCGATCAGTACCCGATAAAGCTTGGGATCCGACCGTCTACGCTTACCACGCGCCCTTTCTCGTTCTAACTCTTGGGGCAGATGGGTCAAACGGTATTCTTTTTCGTAGTACCTAGCTTTAGCCTTAGCATCCGGGTGTGAACGACGCGCAGTATTCCGCACTCTTTCACACGCCAAGCACCTGGACCCAAGACCACTGCGGCGATCAGACCTTTTTGTGAACTGATCTAGAGTTTTGCGCTCATTACAGCGCTTACAAAGCTTGACCACATCCTTAGCATCGCGTGTAGTTTCCATTAGATCGAAACCTGGATAGTCAAGTAATCGTTACGCTCAGGTACGGGCCTCTGGGCCACGAACCCAATGTAGTAGTTGTTAGGAGCCCTCGGGTCCCCCGACAAAGACCATTCGTCCTCGCGAGTCCATTTACCGTTCAAGCTAAACACCAACCGATCACTAGCTGTATACACTAACGGCACCAAAGGTCCGGGACCAACTCGCGACGCATACGTGTACTTCTCGTAACCAGAGGTCGCGATGAGCCACCCGCCCGCTCCCAAGACCACGTAACGATACGTCGGTTGGTTCCGAGTAGAGCTGACGAACTGATCCGCAGACTCGTCCGAGCCCCAAAGCGCAAAACCCCCGTAGAGGCCGTCCGAAACCGTGGCCAGCATCTGGTCCCCCACGGGCGGCGTCCACTGAAAGCCTAAACCCCCCTGCCACCCATTGACCGCAGCCGTCTCGGGGACATCAACGGTAAACGTTGCGCCCTTCGAGAAGACGATCAGGTCACGTGAGCGAAAGAGTTCCGTTGCCATGTCAGATCAACTGGTCCGAGGATTTCTGGCGTCCGGACATTTGACCCCAGGACGTGATCACGCTTTTGAGAAGCTCGAACTGAGGAAGCTCGCCATCAACAAACTTCGCCCAAGAACCACCGCACTTCCGAAATACCACACGAATGGCCAAGTAGTCTTTACGATCAACCACCATATCTTCAGCTACCATGTGCTGAATCATCTGGCGGATGACCTTGTTTGCAAAGACCAGTGGTGGGTTTTCGTCCATCTACGCTAAAGCCAAATCTCAAGAGGATTACCTAGGGACCCGCAGCGCAGAACGCTGCCGGAGGCCAATGTTCTTGCTCACGGTGCGATCCGAGAAACCCCCGTGACTCCGAGCACGCATCATCTGGTAGCGTCCAGCGCTCATCGCTGAACCCGCATGATCGGGCACACCCGCCGAGTTCCCGTACACATACTTCTCATTGCGCATGCGCTCAGAGGTAAGCCAAATGGCCCGAACCAGGGCATCACTCAAGTCATCGTGGTGCCCTGCTGTCTGAGGGGCCTGCACCACCACAATGTTCTTGGACATCTGTTGAGCCTGTAGCTGGAGAAGCTCCTCAAGGAGCAGCGAGTGCTTAGCCCCTGTGCCCCTCGGGAAGTCGTATAACCGGAGGCTCTTATCGAACATCAGCATCTTGGTGTTCTGGTAAATGCGTGAAGCCAGGTCACGTTGGAAGTATTCACTCTTGAATTGAGTCAACCCTTTCTTGAGCAACGCCTGCTCTAACGGGATGCCGTTCCAGCGGTCAAAGAGGCCGTCTGTAATAAAGAAGCGCTTGGAGAGCTTGTGGATCCAATTGCCAATCTCCTCGAAATCCAGGCGATCTACCGTGGCCAAACCCTTGCAATAGTCGGTCGAGTAGTTGCTGCCGAGATGCGGATTCGATTCACGCCAATCCACACCTGCCTGCCAATACTCGTGGTACGCCAACAGCACCTTGCCATTGATGTCGCAGGTGATCGCAATCGCGGTACCGTCGCCCACGAGTCCGATATCGATCCCCATCTGGTACGGGTACCGGGGAATGCCCATGACCTGTGGCCGCAGATCAGGTTCAACGCACTCAACCAGATCCGACTCACGCTCAATCCAACCTCGGACACGATCGCTGAACTGAGCGCCGTGCTCCGTGAGGAACACCGCCGGGTCCGAGTGGTACTTCTGAACGTAATAGGACGAGGGTAGGGTGGGGTTCACCTCCCATGTTGGGGCTTGAATCGCCAGAATGTTGTCCGACCCCGGGGCCCGGCTCATCGCCTTGTAGTACAGGTCGTAGAACTGCCCGTGCTTGTTCAGCGGGGACGAAATCGTAATGATCCGAGACTCGACCGGATAGGTCGTTCCGTCCGGCTTCACGATCGGCATGAGCTGCCCCTTCGCGTCCAAAGTCTTGGGCGAGAAGGCGGCGGTAGACGGCGTAACGGCGTCGTAAATGTCCTTGGCGCTCGACTGCCCCTTGTCCTGGTAGTGGGCCATCTCGTCCATTATGACGACCACGTTACCGGAACCACGAAGGCCCTTTGCGATGCAGGACTTGAAGGTGACGCGCAGCGTAGCCTTGCCGTTGAACGAGACGAACTTGCCGTTCTGGTGCCGGGCTGAGGGGCCAAACCTGGAAATGTCGTACGGGGTTCGGAACTGAATGTGACTGAGCGTGTTGTTCGCAACGTAAGGCTTGAAATACTCGCACTTCGCCAAGTGCGTGGTCACCTCGTTGAACAAGATACCCGCCTGGTCCTTGTCCGTGGCGACCGAGATGATCTGAATGCGGTTGCCGTTCGGGAGGCCGTAGTATTCCTGCGGGTTGCCAAGGTTCAGGAGACGGTAGACCTCGTAGCTGGCAAAGATTCCAGATAATGTAGTTTTTCCTGCCCTGCGGCCAATGGCCAACACAAGCTCACGTCTCTCGTGATCCTGCTCTCCAATGTTGCAGCGGCCGTCTTCGTAAAGGAACTTGAGGTACTCCTTCTCGGTGAAGTAGTGCAGGATCTTGGATCCGAGCATGTCTCGGACCTCGATCGTCTTCTCCTTTTCCTCAAGCGGAAGGTGGTAGTAGAGCTTGACGATGAAGCGCTGTGCCGGGAACAGCTTCATCCCCAGTCCCCAGGACTGCTCGATGTACTCTAGGATGTTGAAGATCCTGGGCTTAAATGGACGAATTTCATCCACGATAAGCTCAGCACTCGGGTCCAGCTCTACCGCTGCCGCATGGTCTAGAGCTTGTTGCTTATGCTCTACAGCGAGCTTAGCCCGAGCACCAGCGTCCCGAATAAGACTCGCAATGCCATCCCCAGATGGTTTTTTCTTAGGTGGCACACATCACCGAATCAAGTCCTCAGCCTTGTCCTCCCAACCATCCATTTCAGTGGTCAGCCGGTTGAAGAACAAGTCGAGTTGCTCGGGGTTTAGGGTGTGCTCGGCCACAGTACGGATGGTCTCGATCCACAGCTTAAAGATCCGCTGAAACTTCTCGCTGTGAACATCGATCTGGTCGAAACCGATCTTCCGCATCTCCATTTCGATGTCAGCGATCTTCTTGAGGGCATCGATACGACGCCCGCTAACCTGAGAGATGTCCTTGCCCATCTTCTCGTTCTCGATGCGCTGGTAGACCAGAGCTGCCGCTTCACGGGCAACCTCAGCCTTCAAAGTACCCAACAAGGCCACAGGGTCGCGGCCCGCCGCACTACGAACCACCGGATCGTTGGCGATGAAAAGATTGCGTTCCTCTGCCGTGGCCTCGTAATGCTCCAAATCCTCTGCCGTAGGCTTTTGAAAACGGCTACCCGCCGGACGAGTACGGCCACCCGCAGCACGTCCCCCCGCTGGGGCCACAGTCCTCGTGGGTAAGAAACTTACCTGATGCGTGGGTTTGGGCAGAGGGGTAACGGCTTCTGGGGGGCCGTCCAAACCATCTTCCATATCGAGTACCTTGTTCCCCATAGTTACTTCTTTCCGACAGCCTTGGTGCCGCCCCCACCGTCTGTCTCTACGAGGTATTGACTGAGCCCACTCACAGTGGCGTAGCCCTTGTCTTTAGGGATCTGCTGATTGATCGCCTTCCCCATATCTTCATAGTCGTCACTCGACCCAGGCCACCCTTTGAGGGCGTAATCGAGCACATTCATGTTCTTCGGCTTCGGCTGGAACACGTCCTCGGGACGAATGTCACGCTTGTTAGGTGCCTGCCCCTCAGCATCCTCAGTAGTCACGTAATCCTTGAGCGTTTCTCTGGAGATACCCTTCGGCTTGTTGACGGGCTTAACCAGGTCACGCACCTCTTTGCGTGCACCCGCCGGTTGGTCTGCCCGTTGAAAACGAGCCGCCACACGCAGCGCCATCACTGTTCGTGCGTAGGTCAAAGACTAACTTTCCCCGTGCCGAACTGGATGGCCACGGACCCAGGAGCAGAAGCCTCTTTGACCTCCACCGCCATTTCGTGCTGCATCTCGAACTCCGCCAACGTGTTGGCGTTGTGCATGATCGTGTCGGGCTCAATCTCAAAAGAACTACCCGAAGCGAGGATCTCACGCTGCTGCGCCAGCTTGTCCACGTATGGCGGCTCTACCACCAACTGCTTGTTGATCTGCGAGCAGAAACCCGTACGGATCTGATGCACGCAGCTCCCGCACTTGGAACCCTCTTTGAGGTAGCCAACAACGCGAGTTCCGTGCAACCGGGAAGCTTCCTTGCAGCCTTTGCCGTAGTCATCGTAGACGCTCGGGTCTACGTAGTAGATGCCCTGAAGCCCCTGCTCCGCCAGCACTGAACGAAGCTCGTCCTTGGACGCCACGAGATCAGCCGTCGCAAAGCGACTCTTGAGGGCAGCCAGCAAGTCCTGCCCATACAGCCCCTCGTTCAGATACTTCGAGGCCTGCTTCACAATACCACGGCGATCCAAACCACTCGTGGTGTGCCCCACCGTCTGCCCGTGGAAGCCCTGCATGAAGCCCATCCGAACGGGTGCCACTTGCGGAAGGTACGAAGATCGAGTCACCTCATGGATCGCCTTGAGCGCCTTGACGGGGTTGTCGCCCCATGTCGAAGCCGTCTTAGCATCCCACGGTTGCAGACGACCCGCTGTGCTGTGCTCCAGCAGAACTGCTGCAACGGTCGCTGAGGTCACGACCTCAGAAGCGCTAGTGACGAGCGACTTACCGTACATCATGCAACGAGCTGCCTTGTTGTAGATGCACGAACCGCACTTATCCCCAGCAACAATTGCCCGAACACTCGGATTGTGTTTGGCCAAGAAGTCCGCCCCCACGCGGCAGTCATCGAAGCTCGCCTGCTTCGTATAGACCACCCCGTAGAGCCCAGACTCATTGAGCAACTTGCCCCAATGGGAATGCGTACGCTTCAGCAAGCTCTCGTCAAAGGCCAGCTTGAGAGTCTTAGCCAGCTCACCATGGGACAAACCCTTGACCATTTCACGGTGCAGAAAGGCCATCACCGGACGGGCTTCCAAATCCGTTTGCTCGGAAGCCACCTTCTTACGGACCAATGACGAAGCCTCCAGCAACTGACCCCGAGCAACCCCAGGTGCCGACGCGGCAAGCTTCGGGATCTTACCCTCGCCCTGGCCTTCGTAGACGGCACGAACCGCCGTAGAGCGTGGCGCAAGGAAGGCCTGACGGATCCGCTCTTTGGGGTCCGAGACTGCCGCCTGGATCTCCCGACCACGAGCCGCTTGAGCTGTCTCGACGGCCTCAGCCAGGTGTTCCGTGTACGGAACCTGGACCTTGATCTCTTTCTGGAACTGCCCACAGGTCGAGCCACCGGCCACCGTGGGCTTCGAGTGGCAGCAACCCTCACAAGCCTTCTTGGCCAACACGTACTTGGCCTCAGAGGCGTACTTGCGAACGAACTGAACCGGGGAACCACCCCGATCACAAGTCGGAAAGTCTTGTGCCGCGACGTAGAGACGGCCCAAGAGGCCACGCTCTTGAAGGACGGCTGCCAACACGGCCCGATGCTCCCGTAGCGGCTCAAGACCAAAGCGCTTGACCAGCTCACCACGCAGGCGGCCCGTATCGTCGGACTGCATCAAAGCCAGTCTCGCCACCTTGGCGATTTCTTCTGCCTGAGCACGTAACCTCCCATGTGCTTGGGACATGTCGCCCATGGTCTTGGGATCCTCGATACCCGGAGTCGGAACCGGAACCTGATTCGGAATCAGGTACGTGGTCGGGGATTCCCCCTCACGTGCCCACAACGCTTCCAGGTCCGGACGAATGTCCAGGTTCTGCTTCGGAAGCGTATCCATCGCCCGGTACTGCTCCTCGTCCACGTCAAGCCAATCAAGGTCGGCCACGGATGCATCCTTCAAAAACCAACTAAGATCCAGTTCGGACATGGCTCAGCCTTCCTGCTTAACGTAAGGACCTTGGACTTCACGTTGGTAAACGTAATCGGGGCGCATATTGTGAGTTTCTGAGTCCCACTTGATGTAAGGTTGAGCACCCTGCTCATAGCGATAACCCAGACCGGGGTGCACATCTTTAGAGAACTCGTAGTTGTTGGTCGGCTCACCGGGGAGTTCTGAATCGCCCCTAACCGAGTTCACAAGATTCGAGCCCTTGTCACCCTGGTAGTAATCCGAACGGGCCACCGGGGGCTCACCGTCATTGGGCAACTCAGCCACGGCATCGACCTTCCAAGGATCGGCACTAGCTAGACGAGCCCTACCATTCTGAGGGACCACGAAGTCTCGCGGAAGTCGATACTCGTCCCCATAGTCGCCACCAAAGGGCCCTGTCTCACCATCAAATTCTTCGCCAGAAACATCAATAACGGCAATCGGATCCCCGTGGTCTCGCGTGACGTAGCGAACCTTGTACTCACGACCTCTTACGATGATAGACCGAAGGTCTTTCATCTCGTATGCAGCCGCCGTCCTGGGCATTGAACTGCGACTCACCGAGATTTCAATACTCGGGGTGGTGTCATTCTCGTCGTCATGCCCGCCCGCACCTGGGTCGTCGGGCAATTCCGCATGAGGGCCGTACACACCCTTGCCGTCGGTATCAACGGTGCCGTAGCCACCCGCACCTTGCCCGTGGGCATCATTACCGTTGCCGTAGCCAATCCCGAAGTCGTAACCCTGGGTGGGCGTAGGCTCGGTATTGGAATCTGGGACCATCGAGGTCGCGGACTTCTCGGACAAATCGTTGTCCCAGTCCGATACGTAGTCGTACTCGCCGCCCCGACCACCATCGTTGCGACTCCAATTGTCGTGCATCGACTGTGGTTCTTCGGAGTTGTACGACCCGAACGGACCCGTCTGATCAACGTCCCCACGATCCAAATGGTTGACACGCGGCCCCGGAAGCGTTTCAACGGGCAACGACGAAGCAAACCGACTCAGCACGCGGGCAGATAGACTCAAGGGTTCCACGGTACGTCGATAGGACGCCTGCTTGGTCTGCATGTCCTGAGCGGGCTGTGCGGTAGAATCCGGGTAGTCCCCACCGTCGGGCATCTCCGACCCAGAAGCATCGTCCCCTTCTAGGTCAGTCTGCGGGCCCGACTTCTCGGCCTTCTCGATATCCTCGGGCTCGTCGTCGGAAGTCGTCCCTTCAGGATCTTCCATGATGCGCTCAGCATCCCCGACCAAGCGCTCGATGCCCTCAACATCATTCTTCTCCAGCTCCCCCAGTTTGGGACGCCAGTGAGGGGCATGAAGTTCGTCGTGAATCGTGTCAGAAACGGCTGAAATTGCCTCAGCGGCATCGTGCAAAGCGGTCCTAACATCCTTCACGGACATCACGTAACCGCGCCCCCCGACAAGACCGTCCGGAGAGATAGTGGCCGATTTGAGCTTCACGAATTGACGGTGCGCCGTCATCACGTGCCCCAAACTGACACTCAACGCCCACAGCATCTTGGCCAAGGGCTTGATTGCCTTTGGATCGTAATCGTAGTCCGATGGAATTGCACGCTTGAGATGGCCGCCCACCTCGTTGTCGATGGCTCCAACTTTAGGCGGCTTGGGCACCTCACCTGCAACACGCACGTCCCCAGCAAGACCCGCAATTTTCATTTGGGACTCAAGTTGAGAACGCTCAGACGCCTGAACGTGGCGTGCCATTGCGGCTCGTGCTTTCTTGCGTGCTTCCACCGTGTTCAGCCTTTGAGTGGTGAACCATTGTCATCGAACAAGCGCTCGATGAAGTAGCTACCGTCAGCTTCCTTCTTGAGTGCCCACAGGTCGCGGTCACTCCGATGAATCAACGTCTCCGAGGACAAACGCACAAATCCGCTCAAATCCCGGATTGACGCCACCTTGGTGCGTCCCGTGGGGTGCGGGTTGAGGATATGAGCTTCACGTTGAAACAGAGCGTCTAACCCGGAAGCACCCGACATACTAATAGTACCAAGATCAAAGTCCCTCATATCATCACCATCACCTGGTTGTTATGCAGATAGGTCATAGCCGAGGCAAGAACTTCAACTTTATCCCTGGCAGTTGCTATACCTACATTGCAGTTAATGCACAGAACCCCTCTGACCTTACCAGTCACATGATCGTGATCCACGTGACACGACCTGCCTGAACCCAACGCAGTTTTGCAAACTGCGCATTTTGAATGTTGCTGCATCACCACCCAATCAAATTGCTCAATAGTGAGACCATAAGTACGCTGAAGACGGTACTTACGCTGGTAAGCTTTACGTCCTAGAGCAGAGGTAAAATCAAAAGAAGTTGTCTGTACTGCTAGTTCAGACTGTCTGTCCCGTTTTAAAGGGCCAAGCTTGTTACATGCTATGCATACGCCTTCACTCATAGTGATCACGAGATGTTGAGAGTGACCAAAACGTCTAGAGTCATGTTCGAGCTGTAGCCCGTGATCCTAAGTGTCTCGGTATACGTACCAGGACCCATACCCGGCGTAGGCACCACAACTACGGTAACGGGTTGACCGCCCCCACCGTTCAGTGAACCGTAGACGGGAGCTACACTCACGACCCACGGAACCCCTGTGAGCTTCCGGATCTGGTAGTCCAGAACAGAAGCCGGATCCCCGGTGTTCGTAAGCATGAACTGCTGCGACGGGATAGGAGGGAACGACCCGCTCAGCGGTGCCGCAACGTTGAAGTTTAGACCCGCCACCGAAGTAGCGATCACAGCCTTAGGTCGAACCACGACATTGACAGGGATCACCTGGGGGCTGTTTGTAGCCTGAGGACTCTGCACGGTCAGGAGTGCTGAATAGGGGCTACCCAAGGACAGCAGATTCAGGCTATCCGCCGACACATCGAAACTGCCTGACTCATTGGCCGCAAGACCACTCACATTCGCGGGGATCGAAAACACGAACGGAACGGACGACGTGATTGACACCCCCAACAAAGACCCAAATATCCCATTGTTCATAATCTGAACCGACTGTGCCGCAGATACCCCACGTCCTTCATCCAGCACAAATATCAGCGCCGTAGGACTGAGCAAGATGCTTGGGGTGTACGACTGCTGGACTTCCGTGATGGAGTCCGCCATCGCCTGAACAACCTCACCGGGAATCGGGATGGTGTCCCGCAAGAGGCCGTAGGGCGTAATTACATCCCTAATTAACGTCGTCGCCAACGACTTGGATACATCAACACGGGTAGTCCACTTCCAACGACCATTCGTCAGAATGACCTCGAATTGGTAGTCCTGAAATTGGAGTCTGGATGGAACTGGCAAAAGTGGCCTCATCACCACTTTTGATAAAAGAAAATGCGGAATTCCTACGACTTAGTGACACCCATTCTTACTTTGGCCGCTTTTAATGGCAATTGGTCACTCCCCGAGTCGCTATAGCATCCCGCTGAAATCCACGAAGTTGGCTCAAGTCCGAGCTAGCCACAAACGCTCGGGAGAGTAAGCCCTTCAATACTCGTTTGGCACTAACACGCCGTCTGTTTTCATCTTCTCTAGGGCAGAAACCGTCCAGCGTAAGCGTTGGGCAAACTTCTTGAACGCTTGTTCAAGACCCGCATCGTCGGGCGAGTACAACTCTTTGGTCAGTATGCGGTTCTTCGCTTTGTTATTGAAAGCCGTGTAGATCCCAAAGCTCCCACCAGCGCCGTACTTCGTGTACAGCGTCATCAGACTAAACCCAACACGAGAAGGACGTGCATCGGCATCGCGCCAGTCGTGGAAGTACATATGGATGCCTTGGTTCATCCCCATGTCACTCGTAGAATCAGCCCCAACTTTACGTGCGAATTCTTGCACGACCTTCTCATAGTCTTGAGGCAGCACACCCCAATCCGATCCGTCGTCGGCTGCGGTGCGGAGTGTTCGCTTATAGCTGTACATAACCAGGGGGACACACAAAAGGAATATCGTACCTCAGCGCTCCCGGTGGGGATCGAATCTCAATCAAGTTATTTGCACCAAACCAAAAACCCCTTTATATACAACGATCTAGCCCTCTATTCTGCCATTGTGGGAGCGCCACGGCTCGTAAAATGTTGAAATTCTTGGAAGATATGGAAGAAAAGATTTTGCTGTAAGGGCTGTATTTGTCGTCGTTTTCGGCGGCCGTCTTGAGCACTTCCACGGCCTTAAAAAAACGGTGACGTACACGCCCCTGAGTAAGCTTGAGTTTACTAGCGACCTCAGATTGACACGTCGTTACCCACATCCCCACCAAGATGTCGATGTCGATTTGATCAAAGATTTCGGCCAGATCACGCCGCATGTCGTCTTCCTCAACCTCAGGAATGGACAACAGGAACTTGAGACGCTGAACCCCTCGATCTAAACGGTAAGAGATGGCAGCTTGGGTCACGTCAAAAATTTCAGCGATATCGGCTTGACGCTTCTTCCTCATGTAATAGAGGTCAATCAAGTCCGCTTCGCGTTCTGGGATCTTGTCGAGTAGCGGCAAAATTCGATTATTGTAATCGTCACTAGAGAACAAGGCCTCTAGCTCTATGTCCGGCATGTGGGCCGGTGCACCCTCGAATTCAAATTCCGCTTCGTCGGCGGCTGCAAAACGATTAGACAGTTCTGACGGGTCTACCGGTATCACATAGCCACTCGACATATTGAACACCTCTTAGGCTCGACAGAGCCATCTCTTCAGATACGCGGGAAGAATGCTGCTAGAATTGGATCAGGCTTAATTTCCAGAGCCTTTAGCCTAGCTTCTACTTCAATCTGATCTGGGTTCGATTCAATCTGTTCGTAGGGCACATCGCAGAGCGTCAATAACTCCACGTTCAAACGGACTTGCTTCTCACTCGCTAACAAGTTAGCGACTTGACTCTTAGTTAGACCCGCCAGGTTGGACGACAAAAGTGCGCCGACCGAACCGTGCATACTAATGAGTTTGCTTGCGGTTTTCAACCCAAAATTAGGGACGCCCGAAATATTGTCGGAGCTATCACCACTAAGCGCCCTAACGTGTACTAATGTGGGCGGTTTGACTCCATACTCCTCTTTCACTAAATCCAAATCGTAAAGCTTCTCTTTCCCTGCACCCACGGCCGGGCACAACTGATGTGTGAACTCCGTTACTAGCTGAAGCAAGTCTCTATCCGTGGTGATCATGACATTCGGTTGGCCTAATAGCGGCCCTCGGACCAAGGACGCCATCACGTCATCGGCCTCCTCCACATGATTAAAGGCTTGGAACACGCCCAGTAGCGGCAAAGCTTCCCGCAACCAACCCCAACCAAAAGGCAACGAACCAGGTTGCGATGGATTAGAACGAGAGCTTCGATTGGCTTTGTATTCTGGGTACATATTCTTACGTCGTTGTGAACTCCCGTCCCAACAGACGTACACTACGGCCTTCGGAAAGCGTTTCTTGTAGCCCCCAAGGCTGCGCAAAAACCCAACAATCGCTCCCGTTGGACGACCGGTAGAGTCCGTCAACGAACCTAAACCTGGAGCCTCAGAACATCGAATAAAAAGTTGAGTGCCATCTACAATCAGGTTTACGGGGGCTTCAGGTCTCTCAGTCATCGCTTTCAACTCCGAATAAGCACCAGCCACGCGACCCACGACATCCGTCAGATAAAGGAACTCCAGCTGTCTTGCTGTCATGGCTAAAGACGAGGTTGCCAAGGCATGAATGGACGACATGCGAGCACGCAGGGTGGCCCCCCGATGCAGCAACCCGTAATCGGTAGCTTTTGAAAGGACATTAACAAAATCGAGCGTTGCATAGTACGACCGTAGTAGCTCATAGGTTGAGACACTCCTATTCAACCAAGCAGTGAGGGTAAAGAATTTTTGGGAGGCGTCGGGAAGACGACCTAACCCACGCGGTGTCCAGGCCATCAAATAATGCGCCGATCGCGTCCAGTCCGAGATACTCTGAAAACGATCGCGATAGACTATTGTGGGGGACTTAGTCTCCAATCTAAGGAACCCTCTAGGCAACGTGATCAAACGATCTGTAGACCTGAGCTTGATGTGGACCAGCACCGAATCTTGCTCTTGAATATCCTCTTTGACGATCGCGGAGATGTTCTTGTACGGACCGGAGGTGATTACTATGGTGTCCCCAACCTCAATCCCTTGGTCAACCTCCACCTTGATCTGAGAACGAAGCTTCTCAACTTGGTCGGCGGTTATAGTGGCGAGTTTTTTGTCCTTGTTCACACGAACATAGAGGACGTTCTGTACGTACTTCGTATCGTCTAGTCGGCGATACAGATTAGAGGGGTGCTTGTTCCGAATGAAAGCGTAGCCGTCCACCAGGTACTGGTAGACCCTGTTGCCACCCTGCTGGACGACGGACGCCGGGATAAAGACTTCGGCATCACGAATGTGATGCCGAATGGATGCCCGAATTATATCCGGGTCTTCCCCCTCGGCTTTAGTCGTTAGCTCAAGCACCACCCACTCTATAGACGGATCGCTCATCAACTTCGGGGGTTTACACTGCGCCAACTATTTCAGCAACGGAACTCAACGAATTTGCTAACTTTTTTCGCATAAGTTGGTCAAAGCACAGCCGCCACTCAGTTGGAACCATCATTTTTGCTCCTTTGTCCGATCGTGACGGCATCTCTGAGGCTACTTGGCGTCTAGTTCTAGGTAGCGCCGAATTCACAACCGCTAGCTCCACCTCTGTTGGGATTGTTGGATCAGCAAATTCAATATGCCCCGGTGTGGGGCTTGGTGTTACAACCGGCGGTGTCGGTAGAGTCTGAGCTGTAGTGTGAGGAACTTGAACCGCCGGACCCCCCACGAAAACTAATGGCGGAGTTGGTCCTTCCAAAGGCAAGTTTCCAGGAGTTTGAGAGAACACCACGATATCTCTAGTGAGGCTCAGTTTAGTGGTGAAGCGTGAGCCCAAAAACCAGTACGCGAATTTGACCACGTTGGCCTGATATTTTGCATAAACCTGAACCGCCAAACTCTTATCCACGTAAGCAAAATCGGCAAACATGCCGTTAGCCACACGATAAGAGTTCATGGCTGCTTCGGCCAGACCAGCAGAGACATCCTCCGGTGCGGCTTGCTCACAGGCCCGGTCCAAGAGGTCAATGGCTTTCTTCGGGTCACTCAAGTGCAGTAGTATTTCGTAGTAGAGAGAGATAACGGACAAGTGCAGGTATTCGCGAACATTTTCAATGGTGATGGGGCCCAACTGGGCGACCATCTCCAACTTATTGATCACGTCCCGTACGTGACCTCCGGAATAGTCAATGATAGTAAGGACGGCATCATCCTGAGCCTCCACGGACTCAGCCGCTAAAATCTTGTGCATCCTCTTGAGGATGTCTTCCCGAGTGATTTTACGGATCGAATACTCTTCACTTCTGGACCGGATTGCCGGTCGGAGTTTTTCCGCCTCGGTGGTGCAGAAAATACCGACCATCTGCTTTTCCTCAAGAGGCTTCAGGAGTACGTCCTGGGCTCCTGGTCCCATTCGATGTGCTTCATCGAAAAGGTAAATACGCTTCGGGGCATTTGGCACTACGTACGGCAAATCTTCCATGATCTGCCGTACGTGATCGATTGTGCCTTGGCTAGCGGAATCCCGCTCTGTGAAGGCCCCTGGACGCTCCTCCAATATGGTTACGCAGTTTGGACATGCATTGCACGGTTCCGGATCGGTTTTATCCGGATTCATGCAGAGCATGGCTCTAGCAAGGATACGAGCAAGAGTTGTCTTACCAGTGCCGAACCCACCGGAAAAAATGTAGCTCGTATCGAAAGACGTACCGTTCCGCAACCTCGATTTGAGAAGCTGAACGTTACCTTCTTGACCAAGCACGTCGGCAAAGAGCAGGGGACGGTGACGAGTGTCCCACATGCATCAATGCTTTTCTTGCGTAACGGAGTCCTCAACCTCTTGCAGTCGGGCTTCCAAATTCAGACGCTGAGCCACCTCAACCATGCCAACGAGTTCATCCGTCCAAGCCCCATGACGATGCAAGATGCTAGCGAACTCACGAATTTCCGGCTCACGTACAAGCCACTTCATTGAAGCGTCCTTCTCGTCCTCTTCCCCGGTGCAACTCTCAAGGAGATGATCTACGAGGGCAAGCCGCTTCCGTTCACTCAACTCATTCCACTGGTCCAGAGCTACCTCAATCAGGAAATCCTTCTCTACAAGGAACTCCCAGGAACCGCTCACACGCTTGGCTTTCCCCAAAACCGGCCGCCCATTTTTGGATCCGGCTTTGTCTACGAAAATGTACTCAATCCGAGCTGTGGCTAACTCAGAGTGGTACGTTGGCAAGATGGACATGGCAATTTGCTCTACGGCTTCTGCTTTTGCGTATAGTTTCGGCATCGGGGATCTCCTAATTAACGAACTTGGGCTTCAAATTGATCGAGTGTGGTTACGGATTGGATGAACTGTGTCATCTGCGTATCCCCCCAGGCTTCCCATAGCTCCCCTGGGTCTTTGACAAACGAACCATTCACCTTCGGATACGTGACTATATACACCTGAAAGTCGTGTCCGTGATCATCAAAAAACTGCTTGCAACCATTTCTTCCGGTGGGGTCCATGTCATACCCCATCCAGACATAGTGTACCAATCTTTTCAGCACCCGTACCGTTTGAGCACTTGGGCGAGCCGTCAATGTAGCGATCACGGCTGGAAAAGCACGTTGAACCGGAAACAGATCAAAGGCCCCTTCCACCAAGTAGACAGATCGAGTTTCCCACATCTTCTCGACCGCCTGCCCCAACCCAAACAAGGCAGCTTCTTTCCGATCCAAGAAGTAATCCTGATACCCAGACTGCTTACGGTCCACATGCCTAAACTGGAAGCCGTGTATGGCCCCTAACGTATTGGTCAATGGTAATACGAATACGTCGTCCAGCTTACCGCTAGCCCAACTCAGAAAATGTTCGGGCAACCCCTTCGGAACGGCACTATCTAAGTAGCCGATCTGAAATAATTTGATCTGCTCATCCGACACACCACGGTCTAGTAACGCTCCACGTGCCCTGGCGGACATGTTATTCGCGGCGAACTCAGCTAGTGCTACGGCCCATGTCACCCAACCACCACAAATGTCCGATTTACATTATGGGCCAAAATCCCAACATGGTCCCCAACACGAGTGTAGTAACCCGTATGCTGCTGATCAGTGGCTAGTAACGCAGCACCCTTGGGCAAAGGTGACCTCACCACAAGCCCGTCAAACTTAACCTCGACGCCATCGGACACAACTAGCGTCTTGGGCACCAAACCTATCTTTTGCTGTAACTCCACGGCCTCTTCAATTGAGGAGACTCTGTTACCCCAACCTTCATTTTCGGAAGCCGTACGCAACCCCTGGTAGAGAGCAAGCATAAGATCCCCCTCCAGATCTAATGAACACTCACAAAAACCATACCTAGCGTACCCCTCACGAGAAACTCTGGTCCGCACAAAACTGCCACGCATATTTGTAACCAACAATGGGTCGGAATTTATATCACCTACGAAAGCCTCGCTCAAGGCTGGGACGGAAAACCCCACGGCACCAGCCCGCTGACGGTGCCGTTCGGTTACAAACAAGCGTGCCAATGGTGAGAACACGAACACTAAGCGCCACCCACATCGTTAGAAGGTGGTAACTGAATAGCATCCGGTCGAATACCAATAAACTTGAACCAAAGAGCCTTCCACCAAGGCAACCGTGGCATGGTCACGGAATCCAAAG